AAGAACTCACCATCACCGCCTTGACTAATATCAAAGTCTCCTGACTCTATGTTAGAAGTTATTGCTGTTGTCGCTGTGGTTGTTACTTGATCTGTGCCGGTTTCATGCTCGTAGTATATTGTACAGCCATCGGTGTTGCCAACAACATCATAAGAGTTGTTAGAGTCAGCGTCATAATCTGTAGCATGTGGCTTACCGAATACGGCAGAGTCTTGCCATGTTGTTCTATCTAACGTGCTTGTAGTCCAAACAGGTCTTTGAGGTGTAGACTCAATATAATTATAAGTTACACATCTATCTATGACTGTTGCACCAGAAGAAGAATAGAACCAATTAATTTCACCAAACAAGTTATTGATTCCAGCATTGATAAGTTGATTAGCTGTTGTATTTAAATCATTGTAAACAAAATCTTCTACTAAACATGGTAATGATTGTAGGGCACCAGCATATTTAAAGAAACCATTTTCTGAAAACCAATACGCAGCACCGTCTACCTCTACTGCAGCGTTCTGACCTATCAATCCACAGTTTGTACCTACCTGTGCAAAACCAAAAGTAAAAGGCGGTCCAATAAATCTTTGTGTAAATAAAGCAGTATCAGTCCAAACGTAAATAGCATCACGACCTCTAACCGCTCCCATAATTCTAGATCCGTCTGCAAGTCTTTGTGTACCAGCAGTGTTGGTAGCCGTTGGTGTGTAAGTGTTAATATCCTCTTGGTTAGAGAATCTAATAAACATTTCGTCTTGTGTGCTTGGTGTTCCTATTGTGGTTTCTGTTCCAAAGAACACTAAGTGTCTATCCGGTGTAGATACAATCATGTCTCTTGATGCAGTTGGCGCACCAGATATAATTGTGGCTCTTGTTGTCGTTGCGTTAGCAGCGTTTGAGTCCCATTCAAAAACAGGACCATTGTGTATCAATGCAATAATTTTATCACCAAAGTTATCAATAGACCAAAGGCCTGGATCAATTACCAAGTCACCAGATGCAGCCTCGCCCCACGCTACGAAGTCAGAACTGTTTGTAATTGTTGCACCGTTGGAATGTGATGCAGCTGTCGTGCCTCTCGTTCCTCGTGTCACGCCTGTTAGTGTACTGCCTGAGATCCCTGTGTAAGATATTTCTTCTGATCCTATCTGTATGTGATTTGTACCTGTTGTTGGAAAGTTGACAGCGCTTGTTAAAACAATGGTTGTTGTAGATGCATCGATAGCTCCATTCAAAGTCGTTGTAAGTGCGTTAGCTACTGTACCACCAAAAGAAGCTAGACCCCAACCGAATCCAGGTAACTGTTCTGCAGGTCCAACTGAATAGTATGATTGTACTCTGATGCCTCCAGAAGCTGTTGCACCTGATCCTGTTTCAGCTGATGGCATTGTGATTGTTAGTGTTAAGTTAGTTGGTGTTGAAGTCACCATAAATTTTTTGTCATCAAAATCTGATGCTGAGTAATTAGAATTTGTAATTGCTGTAAAATTATCTAATAAAATTATATCGCCTGGTGCAAGACTGTGACCAGAAGCAAAAGTAATTGTTACAACGGCAGACCCGTTAGTTGTTGTAAAAGCGTTTGTAAGAGATGTTGTAGCTTCTATAGGATGTATGTCGTAAAAGATACCACCTGAGTATGCATATAAAATCCTGTTTGTGCCTATAATTGAAAATTTTTGACCACCTCTGTTTACGATATGGTGCATAGCTCTTGCAGCTCCTGTTAATTTATTATTACCTAATTGCTGCCAACCACCTATTTTTTCAGGTGTGCCATATCTAAATCTAACATTATCTCCATCAACCCATTGGCCCTCAGCCTGGGTGTCTGTGATCTGTTTATTAAAACCAGGTAAAAACTGTACTTTTTGCAATGCCATAGGTTATTTATACAATTTTTAATATCCCCACGCAACAAGTGAATATCTCGTTCCTTTTGTGACTGGGTGCACAACGTGTGGAAATAAGAAGTTTGAGGGAAAAACTAATAGGTCTCCGGCTTTTAGGGTTAGTTTTTCACCGTTCATAATAAATTCTCCACCTTCATAATCATCATTTAATAGACCTACAAAAGACAGCACTGGGATGCCTTTTTCTTGACCATCAAAAATACTGTAAATATGATCTACGTGTTCTCTCATAGTCAAACCTTTTTCATAAATATTAAATCTCATTTTACTAAATCTAGATACAAGAGGTTGACCCCTAAACTCTTCTGGAACTTTTGTTTGAGTGTATTCATCAACAGCTTTCTTAATAACTGGTTGTATCATGCTTTGTTGTAATTCAGATGACCATACAATATCAGGTTCTTTATCTGGATAGCTGTATCTTTCATCAGTGTCAAATGTATACCAATGATGTTTCTGCTTTTCTTGTTCTTTTATGTTCTGAATAAAATTCTTACAAATTGTATCATCAATAACGTTCGTTATTAATACAAAATCATTTACGCTTGTCTTAGCCATGTTACCCAATTGTTACCTCCAAAAAAGTTATATTGACTGTTTGTATAATTTAAAGGTTCTTTCAACTTATTCTTATAATAGTCCATCTGAACAGGTCTTTTTATTTTTCTAGCTTCTTGCCAAAACTTCTCTGTTCTATCGTTTGCTAAATAATGCATAGCAATAAAATCTATTGACTCTTCGTAAAAAGATTTAAGTATAGAGTTATACAAACCTCTAGTTGCTTGTGTATGATATCCTGATTCTGTTAATTTTACAAATTGATAAGCACCCTCCATAGCTAACGCTAGTCCTGTGCTTTCTAATGGTTCAATAAAACCACCAGATAAACCTATCCTAATCACATTGTTTTTCCAAAGTCTTGGTTTGTAGAAAGGAGTCCAATCTATCACTTTTCTAACTTCTGGTCTGTTATCCCAATGTTTTAAAAAAATTTCTTTTGCTTCATCAATTGGTGTGATGTCTTTATTAAATACAATACCTGTTCCTATTCTAGTTCGTATTGGAACTTTCCATATCCAACCACAAGATACAGCTTCACATACAGTATAGTTTAATCTTTCAGAATCATCTTTGTATTGAACAGGTCCTGCAATAGCTGTATTACAAATTAATCTATGAGACAGATCCGTTTCATTTGTAACTTGTAATAAAGATTGAAATCCTGTGCAATCAATAAATACGTCAGCATAGATTGTTTGGTTCTCACACATTAAATAATTTTCCGATTGACCTATAACAGTGTCTTCTATAAATTTTACTTTTAATTTACTCTTAATAAATTTTGCTAACTTCAAACAATCAACATGAAAACCATTAGGTGCGTTAACGTCTAGTTCGTCTAGCTTTCGCATAGGGTTCATAACAAACGGATGCCATACATGTTTTTGTGTTGTCCAACCAGGAAACAATATACCTGTTTTGTATGTAGCATCACATGCATCAAACCATTCTTGAAAATCAAAGCCACATGCATTCATGTAACCAGCAAAGTTTATAAGAGTTGCTTCTCCTACACCAATAGGTGAGCCACCTGGTTTATCTACTACTGCTACATTGTAAGAAGTGTTGTTGGCAATATAAGCTGCAGCCAACATTGCAGATGAACCTCCTCCAACAATCACAACATCTTTTATTTCTTTCATTTTCTTAAATCGTAATTTAAGTTTAGTACATATCTAAATGTAGCATCTGTTTGTTGAACGCTTCTATGTTGTAAAGAAGCAGGAAATGTAATTAAAGTATTTGCTTCACTCTTTATAAAACCTTCGTCTTTAAATTCTGTTCCGCCATTATTTGTGTTGTAATAAAACACAGACGTCCATCTATCTTTAGTCTTTTCTACATCAGTATGCCATGCAGATTTTCTAGGTTCGTTTTGATTTACTAATAAATTTAACCTAGCTCTAAATAATTTATTCATACTAATTTTTAAAGCAAAAGGTATAATTAGATCTTGAAAGTGTTCACTAGTAATTTTTTCTTCGTTCATACAAATATGACAAAACATATGTTCACCCTTTAAAGGTTTGTCTTGATTTGCTTGATAGTTTCTAGCGTACCAAGGAAAATAAGATCCGTTAAATAATTCAAATGCTTTATCTAAATCTGCTTGTTCTAAAAAGTTTTTCTGTATTTTAATTTTTGACATGTAAGTTTTTTATATATTCTTTGTGTGACATCTTTCTTATAAGTTCTGTTTTATTTCGCAAGATTATACCATTTTCAATATTTTTTTCAAACCAATAATCATCTAATTTTTTGTTGATATATTCATAATTTTCTTTGAGTTTTTTTAAATCTATTAAGTTATTAAAATATGCTATCAAATTAAAATTAGCTTCTTTAAATAGAGAGAACCAGCTATATGATCCTATCAGTTCTAGATCTGTGCTTTTCAATAATTTACCTTGTTTCCATACATCTAACATTTGTTGTAATGTTTTTGATGGTTTGACTTTTTTAACATCTTTCCAAAAAGGTGAGTCTTCTTTATCTGTAATGTAGTGTAGTTGAATAAAGTCTTTAATGTTATTCATTATAATTTCAATATGTTTATTGTATGTGTTTATAGAAGTAGGAGTATAGTCTTCTAGATACTGCATTAATAAAAACGATTGTTGTATAGTTGTTCCTATGGAAGTTGCTTCTAATGGTTCTACAAAGTTAGCACTTAAACCAACAGCAACACAGTTCTCTATCCAAACTTTATCTAATCTACCAGGATCATATTCTATATGTTTTGCTACTTGTATTTTTCTACCTAATAATTCTTCAACTTCTTTAACAGCTTCATCTTTAGAAATATAGTTTTTATCAAATACATACCCATTACCTGTTCTACCATAAGTTGGTATCTGCCACATCCAACCAGCTTTCATAGCTTTTGATAGTGTCCATATATTATACTCGTCTTGATCTTCTGTTGGAAATGCAATGGCTGAATTAGTTTTTAACCATGGTGAATAAGATACCCATTTTGCTCCTAGCTGCCCGATAAGAATTTTACGAAACCCAGTGCAGTCAATATAAAAATCAGATTGATATTTTTGTTTCTTGCCTTCGATACTTGTAATTTTTTTATCTATGTTTACTTTTGTAATTTCATCGTCAACAATTTTTATACCAGCTTCTTTAGCTAGTTTAGTTAAGTATTCATTTAATTTAAACGTGTTAAAATGATATTGAACTAAGTCTCCTGTTGTTCCTAGATCAGGCTCAAGCTTATTTTCAAAAAAACATTTAGGCACAAAAGCTATGGACTCACGTTTTGATGACATAAGATATTCATAGTTACGATGACTGAGACCTAGCATCTGTTGCCATTGAGATTGTATGTGATGTAAGTACAAAGGGTGATCGGAGTTCCAATCTTTAAACATAATACCAGACTTTAAAGTTCCACAAGTTTCTTTTAAAAAAGTTTCTGCAGGTATACCTAAGTGTTCTCTAAAATCTTGAAAGTGTTCTGTTGATCCTTCTCCTACTCCTATGATTCCAATACGAGAAGGTATGACCATAGTAATAGAGATAGGCAATCTTTTCTTCAAAGTCAAAGCTGTTATAAAACCAGCTGTTCCTCCACCAACTATTGTTAAACTATTTACCTTCATAGAATCCTGTTAACATATATCTTGTTCCTTTTTTTATTTTACTAACTCCGTGTAGATAAAACTTTCCATCAAAAAACACCATGCGTCCTAATCTAGGTTTGATAAGAGTCATGTCCTCAAAGAATAAATTACCGCCAACGTAGTCAGTGTTTAGAAACGCAACAGAGCTTAGAGTTGTTTTTTCTTTAAATGTATCAAAGTGTAAGTCTTTGTAAGAGTCTTTTGGCCATTCAACAACTTCCATATAATCTATTTTAGAATTGTTCATATCTTCAGATACCTTGTTAATCCTTTCTCTATATTTTGCGTCTAATATTCTTTGAACTCTTAGTACAGAAACATTGTACATGGGTTCTATAAATTGACTAAATTTTTTTCTAAGATCAATTAATTCTTTGCACTCATCTTCAGTAAAAAAATTATCGTATATTCTTATTTTCATTTCTTATTTTTGTGGCAGAAATCTCTTCTACTTTAGATGGTAATTTTATTTCTTCTATGTTGTAACCTACATCTCTACCATAACAAATATGTGTAACATTAGGAACTCTTATAACTTCAAACATACCTCTATATTCTCTAAGTCTTTTTATAATTTTTCTTCTTACAGTTTTAAATGGATATGGATTGTTATCACCATCACAATCTCTAACCATGATTACGACTTGTCCTGTTCTTTCTAGTATCTTTTTAAAAAGCTCAAAATGACCTTCGTGAAAAGGTTGAAACCTACCTAGCATCTGCGCTGTTGGTTTTTTATAATTTATCACGAATCTCCTTTATTACATCTTGATAATCAAAGTTTGTAATTTCAAAATGACAGTGTGATGGTTTTTCGAACATCTTGTTTGTATCATCAAATCTACCTTTCTTAATTGTGTTCATCCAAACTCTTACATCATACTCAAGTCTGTCTTCGTCAAACGGACAAATAAAATCTATAACACAAGGTCCATCAACTAAAGACGATAGACATCCCATTCTTTGAGCTTGTCTCGTTCTACCCTCTGCAGAAAAATCCCAATCGTTAAACATCTTTCTAACCTCGTCAGCATTAAAGTAAGCATAACCTGCAGACAGCTGTCTTGCAAAGGTTGTCTTACCTGATCCTGGTAATCCAAAAACTAATATTCTCATATTACATCTGCCTTTTCATATTGTTTTATAACATCTAGTGGTAAATATTTTTCTATCTCATAATCTATTTTTTTTACAGAGTCCGTTCTAATATCATGTAAACCTTGATGTGGTATACCATCTAGTAAGTGATCATAATACTTTACTTTTTTCATTTCATATTGATCAAGATTTGTTGTTCGCACTCCTTCAAAAGGACAACCAATATACTCGTTTATTTTTTTGACAGTGCCTACAGGATCAGTAACAATATCATTATATGTAATTAATAAATGATCTTCGTTCTCTACAATTTCTTGAGACGAATGCATGGCTTGATACATGGCGCCACCTTTAGCCATAAGTATATTACATCTTAATGATGTAGTAATTTGTCTATCTCTCCACGGTGTTTCAACTCTCATTAGTGAAGCAAGACATTCTAATACTGGACGATGTATTACTATAAACTTTGGTTTCTTATCGTAGAAGTCTAACATAGTTCTGTTTCTCTCTAATCCCCATGGTCCTCTTTCTAAAATATATTCTGCATTTGTAAACTTATCGTAATACAGATTAAACACTTCTGATACTACATTGTCATAAGCTTCTTCAGCAGGAAAATTTAAATAAATTGAGTTGTAGGTTTTGTGATATAATAAGCTATCTAGAATTAATAATACTTGTGATTGTGGAGTAAAACAAATATTTTTATTTTGATGTAACAAAGAAGCTAATAAAGTTTGACCGCTTCTTGGCATTGAACTAACAAAAGTATATTTCTTTTTTAAAAGCATTTTATATTTCCTGATAGTATTAATCTTTCGGTATCTTTATTGTAACCTACGCTATGTGGTATATACGAAGGAAACAAAACAATCAACCCTGGTTTTGGTTTTACCTCTTTACCTTTCCAATTAATTAATGGGTGTGCTGGTCCATAAAATATTGTCTTTGAAGAGTTATCAGTTACTTTTAAATATAAAATAAAAGAATACCAATTTTGTTCTGATCCATGAGTATGTAAATCATGGTAATCTTGTTTGCCATATTTTTGAACCCACCAAGTATCTAATTTAAATTTACGATTTAAGATCTCGTTTATGTGTGGTTCTATATAATTATATATAGTTTGTGTTTTAGCTTGATCATGAAAATCTTTATCAAAAAAATTGTTTGAGTTTTGTTCGTATTTTTTTAAATTAGTGTTCTCTAACATTGACACAAATTTTTTATCTAAAGGTATTGTTTTTAAATATATAGTTGATTCAAATTTTAAATGTTCAACTGCCATAAACCTTGTTCATCTCCTATCTTTCCTTTTAAATAAGTATTGAAAGCTAAACTAATTCTTTCTTTTTTATCTTGTTTTGTAGCTACATGGTGACTTAGATCTGATGGAAATATAATTATATCTTGATTACTTACAGGAAAATAAAAACTTTCAGAGTTATAATCGTTATACTCTGTAGCAACTAATCTAATATCAGTTCTTAATTCTTTGTTAAAATATATTCTATCTACTTTTGGATCTACATCTATGTAGTAAACTCCAGATATAAAACTATTAGGGTGTTCATGTTTATGATGTTGTTCTGTTTGTTTTGTCCAATTAAACCAAGACTGTGTCATAAAAATTTCAATAGATAAATGCATAGCTAAAGTATGATAAGCATATCTTCTAATATGATTCATTACTTCTTTCTTTAAACTTTCAAATAAAGGTAATTCTAATACATAACTATTTAAACTAGACTTGTTAAAAGTATTACTTTTCTTTTCACAATTTTGCAAAAACTTCATTTGTTCTTTATTTAAAGTATAAGAAGTATTCTTAAAATATATTGGTGTCATGAACAAGTTTCGTATCATATCATTATTCCTTCGCCTTTATCTATTGTCTCCATTATTTTAGAAGTTCCTATACCTTCAAACATAATTTGAAAGACAGTAAACTTTTTTAAACCTCCAGTTACATTTTCAAAATCATAATTTAAATAAGAAGGAAAAAGCATTATCTCATTCGATCTAATATTAAACCACCAAGCCTCAGAGTTATATAGATTGTAGTTAGATACGTGTGGTTTGATATGTTTATATTTAGTTTTTAAAAAATGTATTTTATCGTTTTCATCAACTTCTTGAAAAAATATTCCTGATAAATAACTATTATAATTTTTATAGTATTCACGATTGCTTTTAGTTTCTATATTTTTAAATCCAACTAAAGTTGGTTTTATTGTTGGGTGAGTTTTTAATATGTTTTTGTAATAATTAGATGCATGCTCTAAAGCAATTTTTTTATCAAACCTATTTAATAGTTCTGAATAAATTCCAGTTGGAAATATTTCAATAATACTTTCTTGTGTCATAAAACACCGACACTATATACTATTATAAATTATGAATCAATGTGCTCTACCCAACCTTTTGTATTGTCAGATTGATAGAGTGCTTCGTCCCAAGTGTATGTTTTATTGATAGCTTCTTGTTCTTCTGGTGTTGGAAAATCTCCTGCCCATGCCGGTGGGTTAGGCATAGCGATAGGTGGTTCATATTTTTTTGTAGTTGAATTCCAAGCCCAAGAAGGAAAAAGTTGAGGTGGAACAAAACCACCTTTTGCTTCATCATACACGTAACCATCACCAGGATAGTATCCAGTGTTGTCATTCCATGAACCAGTTGGTCCTTTATGACATTCTTTTAATTGTGTGCCGTTATTGATTTTTACAGTTTTCTTTAAGAAAGCAACACCTGCTTCTTCTGTAGGAGCATCAGTATCACTAACTGTATATACATTGATAACAACGTTACCAGAATTTATGTGAGCAAAATATTTCATTATGCTTTGTACGTCCCCGTTGAAGTGTATTTAACAATAGTGTTACCACCACTTGTTGTCACTGTTGGTGATCCTGTTGTTACACCTGAGTAACTTGAAGTTGGAATACTTAAAACAATAAGTCCGTCTCCACCTTCACCACCTGTTGGGTTTGAAAATTGTTGACCTTTAGCGCCGCCTCCGCCGCCACCTAATCCGTCTGTGCCAGCACCGCCGAGTTGAGATCCTCCTGGGCCGCCGCCTCCGCCGCCACCACCTGCAGGTCCATGACCTGGGTTTGCACGACCTCCGCCGCCGCCACCGCCAGCGTATTGAATAGATGAACCTTGGATAGAACTTGATTGACCGCCACCGCCGCCACCAGCTGTGTAGTTCGGTCCGTTTCCTCCAGGAGATCCTGAAGAACCGCCGCCACCGCCTCCGTGACCACCAGTATAACCACCTGGTCCGCCGCCGTTAGCTCCTTGTGATGGAGATGTAGATGGAGTGTTTCCGCCACCTGATGGACCGTTGTTCCAAGCGCCTCCGCCTGCACCACCGTTTCCACCTGCTGAAGAAGGAGATCTTACAGAGTCAGGGCCACCGCCTCCTCCGTAGCCGCCACCTGTGCTAGTGAATGTTGTGATTTTAGGTCCAGAAACTACACTATCATTTCCTATAACTGCAGAGTTACCATTAATAGATGTTCCGCCTCCAGTTGTTGTTCCGCCAGTTCCACCTGTGCCAACTGTTATTGTGTAATTTCCGCCTGTGAAAAAACTTAATGTGGTTGTTCTCATTCCGCCGCCACCGCCGCCGCCGTGACCACCGCCACCGCCGCCACCGATAACTAGCATTTGTACATCATAAGGTGCACCTAAACCACCTCCTGAGCCAAAACCGAGTGTTTTGTATCCGAATCCTGTTGCCATTCAAACTCCTTATGCGTCGTTTGCAGCGTCAGTCGTGAAGAATAATTTGATACCTAATAGTTTAGCATCTGCTGATAATGTATCACTTCCGTTGTCTGCATCTCTAGTTACTTGAAAGAACACATCATCACCTGCCGCTGGGGATCCAGCGATAGTAATTGCACTACTTTCTGCTGTAACGTCTAAATCATTAGCTGTTCCACTGTGTGCTTTTGTTACAGAAACTGCTGTACCAAATGCAGCATCAATCGCGTCATTGTCCGACACTGCTACACCAGATAAAGTCCATATCGCATTACCAGTATTTGTTGAGTTAGCTGTAAAGAATGCTTGATAAGTAACTGTACCTTCGTTCCAAGATTTTGGAAATGCGACTGCAAATTGTGCTTTTTCATCAGAAGAAGCATCGAAGTCCAATGACTTAAGTTCTGGTTGACCAGCTGTTAATTCTGTTTGAGCAATGTCAGCACAACCATTTGTTGTTGCTGGATACATTGCATTTGCAGGAACCCAAATAGTTTCTTTACCTGCAACTTTAGCTGCAGCTCCACCTACTGTTACAGAGCCTGTTCCTTTTGCTACTAAGTTTAAGCTTACGTTAGTGTCATCACCAGTCGCTGTTATTGAAGGTGCGTTACCTGTTGCTGCGTTAGTTACATCAATTTGGTTTACTGCTGAACCTGTTGTTTGAAAAATAATTTGTTCATTTCCACTTTCATCTGCAATGAAATGTGCATCGTCGATTAAAATGTTATGAGAATTAGTATCTAAGTTGCCACCTAATTGAGGTGTTGTGTCTTCAGATACTTCTGTAATTCCTGTGCTAACTGTTATGATGTCAGGATTAGTTCCATCGTTTGCAGAAGCAAAAACAATTTTATCACCTTTGTCTGTTGCTGAATAAGTTAAAGAATCTCCTGATCCAGAAACATATTTAAATTGTACTGTGTACGCACCAGATGTTGAGTTTCTTAAAATATAAAAAGTTTGAACATCTAAAGGAATAGTTACGATTTGATTTCCTGTAATCGTACCTGTGAACTCAATCATTCTGTGAGATAAAGTTGCTCCAGTTGATCCATCAGATACGGATAATGTTGTAGTCTGTGCACCACCTGCTATTGATTGTTGTGTAAATCCGCCAGAAATTTGTTCTATAATTTGTAAGTTTGTATTAGTTTTAGTACCCCACGTTCCCGCGTTTTCACCGGTTGCCTGAAGTTCTATACCCAAAGGTGTATATGTTGAAGCCATGTTTTATCTCCTAATTTACTTAAGCAACATCTGTATAGCTCGTATTTGAACCTGTGTCAACACTTTCAAAAGCTTGAATTCCAAAGCCTGTTGCGGTTCCAAATGCAGCTACATTTGAGGTTGCTGATAATCCAGTTAACGCTAAATCTAAACTTGTGTCAACTGATAATGTGCCTATATTAAACGTTGCTGACACTCCAGTCAAGCCCATAACATCAGCAGGAGTTAAATTTCCTACGCTAGAAGTTAAGCCAAATCCATCTGGTATAATTATAGGATTTGAAGTTTCATCCGTAGAACCTAAAGAAATAGTAGCAGAAAGACCATCTATTGCATAAGTAAATTCTATAGTTGGTGATCCTACAGAAGACGTCATGGATATACCTGTTAGTCTTTCAACGTCTGCTGCTTCAACAGCGCCTACTGAGGACGTTGCAGAAACTCCTGTTAAACTAAATGTAGCATCAATTTCGAATCCTAAAGTTCCAACTGAACCTGTTGCAGAAACTCCTGTTGGTCCCATTACACTTGCAACATCATCTAATGCAAATTCACCCCAAGAATTATTACCCCAACCTTTTGCACCCCAAGTGCTATTACCTTGACCAGTTTGTAATTCAAAACCTTCTAATACAGCTGTAGCATCATTTGCTCTACCATAAGCTTCTTCGCCCCAACCATCACGGCCCCAACCAACTTCATTGTAAGCTTCTAAAGTTCCTAGAGAAGCTGTCATTGATAGACCTGTTAATTCTGCGCCTTGATCATTTACTGCACCCCATTCACCTGCTCCGTATGTTTGACCACCCCATCCTGTTTGAGGAACACCCATTTCAGTTCCGTCACCAACAGAAGCTGTCATACTTAATCCAGTTACACTTACTACAGGGTCATTACTTTCTCCGAATGGTCCATCATTCCAAGTATTTCTACCCCAACCAGCTGATTGAAAAGATAATAATCCGTCTGCGTTTAATGATGTTGTTAATGAAAGACCTGAAGGAAACACGTCTATGTTAGCAAGTTCTCCCCAGTTATTGTCTCCCCAAGATTTACCACCCCATCCTTGTTGTGGCACACCTAACGCATCACCAACACTTGAAGTTAAACTTAATCCAGTTATAGATAAATCAACATCACCTTGATCACTCCAGTTACCATTACTCCAAGCGCCTGAACCAAACGTATTATTAAATAAAGATAAAGGACCACCCATGCCAATACCATGGATATAACAATACAAATAAGGAGCATTCTCTGTAATTCCTAAAGCTGAATCTGGTGTAAATTCTATATAACGATCTGTTGCAGCGTTAAATGTTGAAAGGTTTGTCCAATCCGAATAACTTACAATACCATCTAACCAATATTTAATACCTGTTGTAATTCTACCACCAGAAATATTATCTAAATTATTTGTAAATAATAATGGGTGCCCATCGTTAGAAGAATCGGACTGATCAAATCTTGCATTTCCTCCTCTTACCCAACTTCCAAGAGGATCACCTCTTGTACCATCTAAGTAAAAAACATTACCTGTTCCACCACTAATATATAGCGTGCCTGAGGCTACTGTAACTGCATATTCTCTGTCTGCATTTTCTTGCATGATTCCACCCATGCCGATTCCATGATACCAACAAAGATAATAAAAATTAGTTGATATGTTAGATAGATCTATCTCAATGTATCTTTCAGTGGCCGCGTTGAAAGTTGAGGAGTTCATGTAGTCAGATTGACTACTGCTTCCATCAAGATAATAACTTACTCCTGATGTAATGATACCACCGGTTACTGTGCTTGTAGAAAATAATAATGGGTGTCCATCATTACTAGAATCACTTTGATCAAACCGTAGAACGGTATCATCATTCCAATTAAAATTTCCTGGTCCTGCTGAATTTCTTGCTCCGTCTATGTAATAGACATTACCTGTGCCACCCCCATGGAGGTTGCCGCTAGCGACAGTTATTTTGTAAGTCGGCATAAGAGGTTAACCTCCTATGCTATTCTGATGATCGCGTTACTTGCGTCTGCTGTTGGAAACTGAATAGTAAATGTTCCGCTAGTTACAGTTTTATCAGAACCAAAATCGATTGCACAAACTGCCGGATCACCTGTTGCTGAGTCGTTAAAAATTAAACATCCTCTTGCTGTGAAAGAAGCAGATGTAAAACTTGTGTCAGCGAAATCACAAACAGCTGTTGAACCAGATAAAGCTGGAGTCACGCTTGTTAATGCATTTCCTTTTGCAGTGTAGCCTGAACCAGAAACTTCGTTTGAAGTTGTGTATGCAGTTGTGCTAGCACCTAATGAAGCAGAACTTGTGTACAACGCTAAGTTAAATGTGTTTCCACTTGACGCAGTGAAATTGTGAGTGCCTGTTAAGATTTCAGTTTTGAAACTATTACAGATTGCTGATGTTATTGCCATAATTAACTCCTAATTTTTACGGTGACGTAGATGGTATTGTAATTCTAACAGTCCCATCCGTGTAATCGTCACGTTTACGTCTGCCAAGTTGTTCAATACCAAACTTGTCTAGTTCTTCTTTATACTTATTTTGGTAAAGTGTCAACATATCTAACGGACCTTTTAAAAATCCATATGCCTCTATTAGACACGCATATAATAGACCATTACCAAAATATTGACTTATATAAGTAGTAGTATTTGAGCTCGATAAACCGTCTGGGATGGCCTGATAGTGTATTTTAAACTTATATGTGGTGTCGGGTGCCGGAGCCACCATCAAACGGCCTGACGTCGTATCTGTGACGCCTGTAGCACCACCAAACATGGCATAATACTTAGGCTTACCTGTGGATGTTTCAGCAGGTATATATTCTTGTAGATAAGTCTCATCTTTTTTCTCTAACCATTCATTAGCACCTGTTGCAGCAGAGGTTGAGTCATATACTTGTACACCCTTCACAAAGATAGTTTTTGCAGGAACGTTAATTGTAGTCTGTCCTGTAACTAAATTACCAATAGATTGTTTTTTATATGCATCAATAGGCACATCTCTAAATATTCTAAGTTCTGCATTTTCAATAAATTGATCCGTAATAGTAGAAGTTAAAACATTAGTGTCTACTTCAGTGTAGTTTAGAATTGCTGTTGTTAATGTTGCGTATGTAAATCCTGCCATTATGGTGTTAATGTTACCGGCCCTGCCGTTACAAACATTCCTCCTGCTCTTTCCGTTACCGTAGGAGTCGATCCTAATGTAAACGTATAATTATTTGTTCCTGTTACTGTTATACTAAATCCTGAAGAATTTTCAAATACAGTAAAAGCTAATCCACCTGGTGATCCATCAACGTTTCTAAAAACTACTGTATCCGAAGAAGACCTGCCGTGATTAGGTTCTGTTACTGTAATCGTTGTGCTTCCAGATGTAATATTAAAAGGATTTCCTGGTAACATATTTTGTGTTGCTGGCTCTGTTCTATCAGGTTTTGCCATAGGTAAACCTTGAGGATCAGCGCCATGTGGTTTTGGTTGTAGTTGTGGTTGCTTTGGTTCAAACTCTGATGTGTGAACTCTAGCACCGTTCCACTCTTTAACCATTTCTTTATATGGAAAAGCCATACCAGATCTGTCTGATATAAATTGTGCGTGTTTACCTTTTGAAAAATTAGACATTTGGATAATAAGTTTTTGGGGTTATATATGAACTTGAAGAAGAACCATCTTCAGCTAATGCTCTTTGCAGTTCATCTTCATATAATAGTTTCATATTTTGAGTTAATTCTGGTTTAAATTTTTGTGATAAATAATAAGCTAAACCTGATGCCATACATGGAACAAATCTATACGGAACATCCGTTGCATTAGTATAACTACCTACGTCTTGTATTCTTTTAACAAAATAAAAATTAAGTTTATTACCAGCTTCAGAAGAGCCTGGTGTTAAATACAAAGTGATAGTAACTTTATCAATAAATCTTTGTACATAATATTGTGATGGTTGACCTGTTGAAGTTTTGTTAGAAAGAGCTTGATATGTAGATCTATTAATTTTTGTAAGAGGTGAGTCAACATTTGAAGAGTTTCTGTAAACTGCTTCTAAAACATCGTCTACACCATAGATAGCTGTAGCATCAGAAGTGCCATCACCTGTTGATCTAAACATGGTATATACTGCTTGACCACTAACTAACGTAATATCATTGTTACCTATTTGCCAATAGTGAAGTCCTCTATTACCCCACTCTTGAAACATAATATTGAGAGATCTTCTTGCCATACGTAACTGATTACCAGATACGCCTTGCATTCCTATTCTCTCATAAGCTTCTTCGATTATCTCATCGATAGCAAATGTTTTATCAAAAGTTGTTGTACCCGAAGTAGTGTTAGCCATCTAACCTCCTACTTGTCTATTAATAACGTCGCTGCTGTTACGTTTGGTATTGCAGATACTTTTATTCCGCCTGGAAAAACCACGCCATCTTCTGGAATGTTAAA